CAACTGAGCGAAGCCCATATGCGGCCGCACTAGCTGCAGAAGCAAGCCCACTGATGGCTGTTGTTGCAGCACCGCTAACTGATGCTAATCCAATTGCTCCTCCGCCAGCCGCCCCACCAGCACCCATACTTCTTGTGCCAAGCGCTGCTGCACTTCCACCTATCCCTGCAAGTCTTGCAGCATCTGGTCCAAGTATTCCACTACCAGCAGCAGCACCAGCAGCCGCACCCCATGGACCACCAACTTTATATCCAGCTATCCCACCTTTTATGGCTCCAGAAATACTGACCGAACTAGCAGCTACATCCATCCTGGAGGTTTGCATTCTTACAATTCCGCCAATATTTGTTTTAGCGCTGCGACCTATCCCCATGAGAGCTTGCATCGCTCCACGCGAGCCAAACATATCGGACAAACCACTAAGAAAAGAACCAAGTAGTTCTAGTTGTTGCTTAATGCCTTCTATCACTTTGCTTAAAAATTCCATATTGTTGCCAATTTTTTCGCCAACAATTCCACCAAACCTAACCAACATTGCAAGAACTTTTCCTAAATTGTCAGCAAATTTATTCAATCCTTGTTGGTTTGATTGAAGCATTTCGTTCATGTTCATTGTCGCTTCTTTAATTTCAGTCCAAACAGGTCGAAATACTCTTCCAAACAAACCTTCCAAAACTCTTGCGCCATCAATTAATGGTTTTAGTTCCCTGGTAACTTCTTTCCACCCAGAAGTAAATCTGCCCCACCACATACCAATTCTTTTAAACATTCCTTCGGATTTTGGCAAATATTCAGTAATTAATTTTACGTAAAAATCGCTAACTTTTTGAGTTGCATTAACCATGAATTCAAGTACGCCGCCTCTTCTGCCCCAAGCAGATAGTTGACCACTTGTTGCCATGAATGCGTTGCGTACAATTTTAAACATTCTTTCAAAAGCAACTTTTGCTGGCTCTAAAAACTGTTGGCCAAAATCACCAAACATATTTCTTAATTGAGTAAAGAATCCTTTGGCCTGACTAAATAATGTATTATTTACCGCAGCAAATTGTCCCTGTACCCCACCCATAGTAGAAAGCTGTCCGCTATTAAGAGCTGAAATGAATTTAGCTTTTGTATTAATGCCAGCTTTGTCTGCTTTTTTGATTGCTTCGGTCATTGCTGGACCAAGAGCTTTTGCTGCTGTTTTTACTTCTGCATAACTTTTTTTAGTATCTTGCAAAACAGCAATTAATTCTCCAGCTTTTTCAACACCCTGTTCCAATGGTTGACCAGCTGCAGCAAAATCCATCAAACCTTTTAGTAAAGATTTGCTTTGTGCATTAAAACTAACTGTCCCAGATTTTGAAACTGCACCAAAAGCTTTGTTAAGGGTTTCTATACCCAAACTTGCAAGTTGTGTATCTGTTTGCAATGAACGCATAACCATTCTTGTCTGATTTAATCCAGCGCCAAATTCTTTATGTGTTTTTGTTTTATAGGCATACATGGCTGCTTGTTGTTCCCTGACTGCCGCAGAGACCAATCCAATAGCTGTTGCCGTACCAGCAGCGACTGCTGCCGTTGCTGCAAGTGTGCCATTCCACGCTTTAATTATGAATTTGCCCGCAACAAATAAAGCATGCACGCCCATCATCGCGACCCCATAAATACCCATTTGCAAAGTCGCTAGTTTGAGAACTTTGATAACACCAGACATTAAGCTTTTGCCAAATTGAATTATCAATTTGTCGACTTTGTCAAGCTTTGCTTTCATCATCATTGCTGAGCCGCCCGTACTCTTGAGGGCTACCGAAAATGCAGTTGCGGCCGCAGCAGCTTTGGTAAAGCTCCTAGTAAGTTTATTGACCTGACTATTAAGGCCCTTGGTTGCGCCGATGGTTCTTAATAGCGCGCCAGTATCAGCTTGGGTGCTGACTTTAATTCTTATGTTTTCTCTATCAGCCATACTTCGAAGCAGCCTTATTTATTAAATAGGGCGTTCGAGGGGAGTGCTACTTACTTTTCGCGCCGTTCTCGCTCGCGGTCATCAGCTACAACTTTAGCACATGCCATCAACACAAGCCATTCATCAGGAGATGATTTAAGCAAATCTAAGGGATTAGTACCCCAAAGTTCAGCTAATCTTGCAGCGTTAATAATGTAAGAGTCTTCAACTAATTCGTCGAAGACTCTTTCAGCGGGTCCGATGTATCAACGGTATCCGAGTACCCAGCCGCTTCAAGAATAGCAAGCGCTGCTCCCTCCACATGTGGGTCGACACCAAAAAAAGCACGGACACAATCTGGAATTGGTCTAGAAGTGTCAGTCATTTGCAAAATTGTGTCTGATGCAAAAGTCAATTCATTGCCTTGGTCATCAAAAACCTCTTCTTCGTTAAAAATAATTCCTCTAGTTGTGTGACCAACTACGGAACAAGCAAATTTCAACGAATCCATTCCATTTTTGGAATCTTCTCCAGCATTTTTTCGCCATGAACGCAATTGATTTTGTGTAATGTTCGGACTGATAATTAAAGTTACGCCTGGTCGCTCTGGTACATCCAAATGGACAATTGGGCGTTCGACCTTCTTTTTAATCGCCGAAGTTAATTGCTGAAGTACGGTGTCTTCTTTTCTGCTTGCTGAATCAGCTTTTGCAACAGGTCGTGGTTTCTTATCTTCATTTGGTTCTGAGTAAAGTTCGTTTGTCATGAACGACAAACTAGCACAGCAGTTTAAGTAGGGCTGTCAAAGATTAAGGAATCTTTTGATTCCAATTAAAATTATTAAGCGCTTGCCTTACTTGCTACGGTCGAAACCGAGAATGTCAAAGCGAAAGTTGATGGCGCACCAGAAGATGAATCGCCATCTGGTTCTGTAAGTCCTACAAGGAGAGACTTTGAATAAACGCGGTCCAAACCTGGAACCTTGAGGTCACAGTTGTACGTTTCTACGTAGATGTCGTAATAGCCTTTGCCTACAAAATTTCGCAATTCAGCAAGCTTTGCGGCAATGCCAGTCTTGCCATCAGTGGCAACTCTGTCATCATCGTAGTGAGCAGTCAATGTAATATCGCCAATATCAAAAGGCGCACACAAAACAGTTGGTGAAGCAGCGCCACCCTCGTAGATTTTTTCTACAGAAGCCGTCAACTCACCACCAGAGACTTGAGCAAAGAGAAAGCTTTCCCACTTCGGGAGTGTCGCGTTATCGTGTGGAGCAATCCTTGCAAGGACTTGTCTTTGTGATACTTTTGCCATTTTTTATTCCTCCGTAACTCAGACGACTGACTTAGTCAGGTTTGACTTAATAATGTCGACTTCAATTTTGTCGCCGACACTTGAAACTCGCAAACCAACTCGGGCTTTAATAAGGCCATCAGCAAGTTGGCTGACTGGGTTAATTGTTGAATCGCATTTAACTGTGTATCCAAAATCAATTTGTTTACCGTTAACATCAAACGCCTCAAAAAGCGCTCCACTTGCTCTTAGCGGCTCAAGGACCGAGAACAGTTTTGACTCAACGCTTGCAAACACCGTATTGCGACCATCAATAACACTGAAGATTAGGTCCTCAAGAGAATTGTTGGCTTCAACAACAACTTTATTAACCACATCTTGCGCGGTAATGTAACGGAAGTTAACCGTATCACTAGAAACGCTTCGTGCGCCGTAGATTCGTACGGTGTTATTAATCAAACGAATTGCGTTTACATAAGCCGTATCGAGCAAATCTCCGTTTGCCTTGTCTACATCGGTGGCTACACCGTTAACAAAACGTGCTACAGAAATCAAACCAGCACCTGGTTGATGAGGGCCTACTTGAATATGAGCAACTGCTCTTTTAGCGGCCGCATAAGTAACAGGTGGGATTAGACGATTTACTCCACTGGTGGATGTTGGTACGTAGACCCATGGGTAAAAGTACGCAACGTGTTCAGTCGCTACGCCAGCTGCCGAAAGAGTATTGCCAGCAGTTTGCGCTTCCGAAATTGTGTCATCAAAAGCGCCATGCAAAAAGGCAATTCTATTGCGCGAATTCGCGTGATTAGCGAGACCAGTCTGGACTGTTGAATGATTGCTTTCAGGGCAGACAATTACTCCAGTGCCGTACGACTCCAAGAACAAGTTGTTTGCAGTATTGACAATATCTGCAACCAATGGAGCAGTTACAGTACCAGCGCTAAGCGTGTTGCTTGTTGACAAGTTTGCTGGGAGCGTTGATGTCCCTGCATCAACAGCAACAACTTTTTTGCTTGCAACTGGGTGTGCGTTAATACGACCAACAATCTGCAAAGATGTTGTGCAGTTACCTGAAGAAAAGAACAAAATGTCATTGTCATACATGCTGACGATTTTTGTACCAGCTACAGTTCCTGTTTCAACTACAACTTTGATAGCTGTACTCCATGGACCAGGACCATTAGCATTGATAGTGATACATGTTGCTGGTGTTGCTTCGCTGTTCAAAAGCGCAAGAGTACCAGTTGTCGGAGCGACTGCAACTCCAGCCGAACGAGCAATATAGGCACGAGTACCACCCTCTTCAAAAAATGTTTGAACTGCTGGGTGCGCATAGCCAGTGGAAATGTAACCACCGTAAATTGCTTCAAACTCAGAAAGACTAGTTACAAGATTAGCAACATTCAATGGACCACGCTCTGTAACGCCAACCAAAAACATTTGAGAGGCAACTGGAGTTGTTGCATTTGCTGGACCTGTTCTTACTGCTGTTTGTATGCTTACGCCTGGCATAAAACCTTCCTAATCTTTTTGAACACTAAGTTGCAAGAAAATAACACCTTGTTTGCTTCTATTGTACAGATGATTGCTGGTCAGTCTGTGCAACTGTTTGCGGAACTTCTTCTTTCTTCGGAGAAGCCTTGCTGACCACGGAAGACTTCAAAACAATTAAATTTCCTTTTTTAACTTGCTTATCAAGCACCGCATTGCTTTTGTCAGTTAAAAAAATTTGATTGACATGCACCATTGTCCCCGACTCGTCGACTTCAACAGCTCCCAAAGATACGTTTTTGTAGACGACCCCAGATTCCTTAATGCTTTTCAAATCGATATCTGAAGACAGAAATGTTAATAATTGAGGCATTTTTAAAATCCAATCTAGATGAGATGCTTAATTGTACCTAAAAAACAATAGCCGTAATAGAACTAAGACCAATTTGATGCTGACAAGTCGGTGTCAGTAACGCCCTGCTGTTTAACCTGCAATTGAATATCAGTCGGGTTTTGCTGAGTTGGTTGAAATATGTCAGTACGTGTCACTATTTCATTAATTGATAATTCATAACCCAAATATGAACCAGCCATAACTCTGTCACCCTTAAGAAGGGTTGTATCGGAAAATTCTTCCCTCAGAGAAGATTCGTCAATCATTGCTTGAAATGTTTGACGAGAGTCTGTTGCTTGTAGGCATGGATAATCCAATAATGCTGAGCGGACTACTGTTGTAAGCCTGTCTCTAGCAATTGTTGCTTCTTCGGAACCAAGACCCCTACACCAAACATAAGTTCTCATCTGGTAAACAACCCGATATAGGGGGTCAAAGCCATCATATGATTCCCTATTAAAAGATGAAGTAGATATAACTACAGTAATAATTGTTGGCCAGGCATCAAGAGCCAAAGGTTCAAAAGTATAAAATTTTTCAGGATTTGGAAGTTGGGCGTTGCTTAAATTCCAACCGTTTCTGTAACGATTACATCTTAAAGGTATGTCCATTTCAAGATAATTTGAAACATATTGTTTGGCAAATTGAGCGCCATGCATTAAATAATAGGAATCAGTCAACATTTAAAACACCGTTCATAACGTAGTTAGCAATTTTGTCCTTGAGTTCATCTTGCCAAACTTCTGGTGCAAACCAAATTTGTCTTTTGGGCATTTTTGTTGTTCCGTATTGATGAAACTTTGCGTAGTTTACGCCTTTCAAGGTATAAGTAGCCCAATTATCATGAGCGTCAATTTCGGGTCCGACTACAGCAACAGAATTAAATAATGCACCAGTCCTAACCATTGGTGGCGTCCCTGGAAAATTTACAGCTTTCCATGCAGCATATTTAGGGTCCAATGGAGCCCATCCGCCAACCAGTAATCCTTGACCAGTGTAGTTTGACGCTAAATATTTTCTTAAAGAAATTCCAGCTGCGGTCAATACTGGTTCTAGATTTTTGCTACGACGTTTTACGTCTTGCAATTTATCTTTGGTGTCATTAATACCAGATTCTTTTTTTCTATAAGATACAAAAGGTCGCATCTAAGCAATCCGATGTCTTCTATATCTTTTCAACATTGCCAATTCTTTATCCGTAAATCCAGTTTCGGCTATTGCAACATTTCGTGGATTTAAATCTTTTACACCAACGACGTCGTCGTGCATATTTTGCATTTCCCTTGTTGCCGCGCGAAGAATCATAAGCTTAAACATAGCAATGTTTGCGCCAGCAAGACCAGCGGTGTAAGTAACTCGAACAACGTCGTTAGCAAACCCTCGATAAATATCTATGCCGTATCTGCGAACTGTGTAATCTTGGTCAACAACCAAAACCTGTACGGGTGATTGAACTGGCGTTAAAGTAACACTAGTAACTGTTACTACTGGGCTATTTCTTAAATAAATAGTTGTTGGCGGCTCACTATAAGTTACAGTACCTTGCGCCGAGGTGCTATCCAAACTTTGATTGTAGAAAAACGAAGTCATCGGTATGCCAACATGGGTAGCTGGAAGAACATGTTTTTCGTTTTGAAAAGTCCCAACCTCTATAGGTCTATTCAAATAAGTCTCTAGTTCACTTTGCAAGCCAGCCAATATCATGTCGGCTGCATCAAGCTGCCGATTGGACAAAGTAATATCCATGTATGTTCTTAAATCAGCAGATGTTACAAGCATATTTTACCCCAATTTGGGAGTATTAAGATTTACCCGCGACGACGTCGCAAGGCTCCACGAGCACGATTTACTATCCGACCGACTGCTGATTCTCTAAGAATTTCAGGCACGGTTGCTGTTGGTCTACGACCAGTTCGGCGTTGAGCAATAGCCTCATTGCCCCTATTTAACAGTCTTCTTAGAGTGCCACCACGACCTTCGTCTTCGTCCCCACCCAAGTCCTGTGTGTCGCGAAAAATTTGAATCATGTTTGCTCCAAAACTGTTGATACCTACAGATTGTAGCATCTTTGCTAGCTGACGAATATTACCTATCCGCATTGGGTGGTCGTTCAGTGACTGGACCACTATCTACAGTGCCCGCTGGAGCCTCAACTGGAACCCAAGCTCGCGAATATTTGTGTTCTGAAATTTTTCGTTGTTTTAAAATTGTTGGGTTAAAAAGAACTTCAAGTTCATCATATTTCATTGTCAGGAGTCTGTCAAAATCTTTTTCGTCATATTTCCCACTATTAAATAAATCCCTAATTATTGACGATACTTTATGGGCCAACAAACTACCTCTCCCTCTATTTATTTGCAAATGCATAAGCATTGCTTCCAGGGAGTTGCAATCAACAAAAAAAACAGGAATTAAGCCATTAATTTTTTTATTTAATTCCAATAAATCTTTTGCAAGCATCCAGCGTTGATAGCC